CTTCTGTTCCATCTTTTTCTTTCTTTTTGCTAAGATAGATGATTGTAGACGCTGCGTACTTGAGTCCAGAACCTCCTCCCATTTCTTTAGTTGGTACGTAAGCTCCGATGACATCGTATGTATGATTTGTGACAATGAGCGGGACATTTGCTTGACCTAGTTTGAGTGTGAGCATTCTGAACGCACCTTTGATAAGTTGAGATTTAGTCATATCCCTAACTTCTTTTTCATTCAGTGCATCATTAATTTCTTTACTTGTAGAAAGCATTCCCAGAGAATCCAATACAAACATGCAAGGTTTGCGATCTTCTACAGGTGCCTTCAAATACATATCTACTGCTTTGAGTGCCTTAGTGCGAAACTCTTCAATAGTAACAACATTAACAACAACCAGACGAGTAGTATCAATTCCACGAGATTCAATTAGAGATTTAGTAATAGCAGCCTCAGTGTCAAAGTAGAGACAGTAACCATCGGGATGAGTATCAAGAAAGTTCTTAACCACTGCGAGAGAGAAAAAAGTCTTTCCAGTACTAGACTCTCCAGCAATAGCAGTAATCTTATTCCCAGATACACCACCAAATATACTACCTGAAACCAGTGCATTAAAAATGTATGAACCCGTATCAACATAAGTTTCCGTCTCATCAATATCTGATGCAAGTTTAGTGAAATCGTCACCAATTTCTTTTACAATATCCTTTAAGAAATCCATAATTTTCAATGTTTAAATGTGTGCCACGTTCGAGGTGTTGTTTTTGCCTTTTCAGATATTCTACCATAATCATCAAGTACTTGCCAACAAGAGCTGATCGATATTCTTTTACTTTTCGGTAAACATTTATGAAGAACTCCTTGAGGAATGTATATTGTGTCTCCTGGATATAGAGTTTCATCTATCACCAGTTCTAGGTCAACTTTATTTGAGTCGGGAAGCATTATAGGTCCATCAAAAATACACCCATAAACTTTCCAATCACATTCTCCATCAACTTGCATTATAATGTTATGACTTGCATCAGAGTGTGTATAAAAAGATTGACTTTGATTTCCAAGTCCACAATATAAATGAAAATCTAAGTCAACAGTTGGTTTTAAATTATCTTCAATCTCAGTGGAGAGTTGATTTAACTTTTCACTAAATCGATTCATATTCAATAATATAAATGAGTAGTCTTTGTTAATCATCTCAAATACTTGAGAAACTAAGTATCTTGGTTCTCCGCAGTAAGGATAAAATACCTTCGATGGAAAAATTTTTGATCCACTATCTGAGATGAATTCTACATTATTCAAATAAGAATATGGGTTGTTTAGATAATTCTCAAGATCTTTCCAATCTATGATATTTTCATATTTGAATGAATTTTTGAAAACTTTTGGAACGGTTGATGTTTCTGCACCCGAAATGTGTTCAAAAATTTCAGAGTTCAAATACTTATGCAGCGATTCCATATTCCTCTCGAAGAATCTTCTTATAAGGCAAACCTTGCTCTCGCAGTTCTTTTACAAGTTTAAGTTTTTGGTAAAGTGCAACATCTCCACCAAGATGCATAGCACTTACAATAGTATTCAGTTCTTCGTCGTTAATAGGCAAGTCCATCAAGCAAAAAATGATTCAAGGTTTACAGTTTTTTCTACACTCCACCCAATAGAATCAAGGATAATCTTGAGTGGCTCTAGAAATGCTTTCTCAAATTGTAGTTCATAATCAATGTATTTGTCAAGGTTAAGTTCCTTTGGAAACTCCTGAATGAAAGAAATAATATTCTCGTGAATAGTATTTGGTTTCTTCAGATAGATGAACTTAATCTTCTCTCCATTTTGAATAAGAGAGTATTTGTTTGTTAATTTGTTCTGCTTAATATAATGATTAAACAGAAGTGCTCCACGAACGTGAATAGGAGTTCCTTTTATATAAATGTCTGATGAAGATTGGTATTTTTGAACATCAGAAGCAGAGCGTGGGAATGAAATTTGTTCTGGAGGAAGTTTTCTAAACTCCTTTCTGGCATTTTCGATAAAGTCAATTACATCATCTTCAGTACCGCTCATCATTAACTTCAGAGCATCCTTAATCATCTTGCGACAAGGGGCTGGGGTAGATGACTTCACTGCTTCAATACCCATCATCTTCAGTTTAGGTTCTTCATAACGAACACCCTCACTATCCCAAACATTGAGGATGTATCGCTTCTTGGCAGTCCAGATTCCACGATCAGCAATGTTCTCACGCTTCATCTGCATCTTTTGGTCATATGCATTTACATAGGTCGCCAGTTCTTGGTAAGAACTTTCAATATACTTTTCAAGTTCCATAGAAGCGACCTTATCAAGGAACGAAACAATGCTTTCAGTAGTTTTCTCTCGCCCTTTGAATACAGTATCAACAACAGGACCCATATTAAGGTAAATAGAATCAGTATCCGAAGCAATAACATAATCAACATTTTCAGTCTTTAGCAATTTGTTTAGATAAGTATTCATTTTATTTTCAATCCAACGGATTGATACTTGACCACTCAGAGTGATTGCTTCAGCATTTTCGAGTTTGTAGTATCGGAAATACTGATTGCCAATGGCACCATAAGCAGAGTTCAGAGAGATCTTCTTTGCCATCTGAATATTATTACATCGGGCAATCTCTTTTACCAGTTCTTTGTTCTTGGTCTTTTCATATTCTTTCTTTGCCGCAATCATCTTCTTTTTGAAGATGACGCGATCTTGATACATCTTCTCCATCAATTCTGGAAGGAATCCACGAATATCCTTGCGGAACATTGCGCCATTAGCACATACAGCATAGTCACTATACATCTCAAACCCGATTTGCTGATTTAAGATTTTATCAACAGTAACAGTGGGGTGTCTTTCATCTACCAGAGTTTCTGGAGAGATGTTGTATTGCATAATCAGGTGTGGATACAGTGAGTTAAGGTCAAAGTTCACAACCCAATCATACTTACCAGGAACTGGTTCTTTTACATATGCGCCAGCATACTTTTCATTTTTCTGAGATTTATTCTTTGGTGGAATGACAATATTACGCTTCTTGAGATAGTTGTAGATGATATTGTCCCACATCCTTACTTGATAAAACACGTCCGCATAGTTCACTTTTGCATCATATGCCATCGTAAGTGCTAGTTCGATGAGCTTCATCTTGTCTTCCAAGCGGTCAACAAGTTCCACGTCAACGATGTTATATTCAATAAACTTCTGCCAACCTTGAGTGTAGAAATCTTTGAATGTATCAAACTCACTGTGATCAAGTTTCTTCTGACCAAGTTCTACTTCAGCAATATAATCAAGACGATATGATTCCTGAGCTTTATAAGTGAATTTTTTATAGAGATCAAGATAATCAAGTTGAGTTAATCCACCAACATCAAAAGTTGTGTGTTTACGCCCATTAATATAAATCTCACCTTCAGTGACCAATCCCCAGTTAGAGAAACGCTTCATTAGTTTCTCACCAAGAACACGATTCAAACGCTTGCAGATATATGGAATATCATACAACTGAATGTTCCAACCAGTCACGACATCGGGAACATCAATCATCCAATAATTAATAAATGAGTTTAGAAGTTCATATTCACTAGGACAACAGTGATATGTAACATTACTCTGTTTATTATTAAAGGGTTTTACGCCCCAAGTAATAATCTTCTTGGTAGTGTAATCCTGAATTGTGATTGCAAGGATTTCCTCAGAACAGGATTCTACATCAGGGAATCCTTGCTCAGACGCAACCTCAATATCCAACGTTACAAGTTTGATTTTACTAATGTCAAACTTGATTTCGTCCTCTGGATACTTTTCTGAGATATATTGATAGATGTATCGATCATTTCCATAGATCTCAAACCCATCAATCTCATCATACTTTTTATAGAACTCACGACAATCCCGCACAGTTCCAGGATTGATTGGTTCTACTGCTTCTCCACCTAATGTTCTATACTTAGAATCCTTTTTAGTTTTTACAAAGAGAGTTGGAAAGAACTCATCTCTTGTCTCAAATCTTTTACCATTTTCTACTCCGCGAACCAAAAATTGATTTCCAATCAATTGAACATTAGTGTAAAATCTCATTCTTTAATCAAGTCCTCATATTTTTCAAGTAGAGTTGGAGTTGGATCTGCGAGTGTCAAAATCTTATCCGAACTCATCATAAATGTATTTTGTTTAGTGTAACCACATAGAAAAGGTTCTAACGTTTGATCACTTTTCACTATGAAAGGGTTTATCAATTTGCAATCGGGTTCGCCAATATCGGCACCAACTTCTTCAATCCGAGTGATCAGAATCAGATTGTTCAGTAGTGCTAGTATCTTCGTTGTTGTTTCCATTTTTGTTCAATACATCGTTTAAATACATTTCTTTGAGACCTTGCACAGGCTCAACTATAGTAATGACCCAATCCGTTGGAACTGGAATGGTTTCATCCTTTGACAGGGGAATCCAAGGATAAAGACTTACACTAAATCCTGCGGTTTTCTTTTGACCGTCTTCTTTAACAAGATTTGGATTCCTCATTTTAACAAGACAAGGTTTTGTGAGGTAATATCCAACTACTCGGGATCCATCACCTTCACCAACTATCATTTCTTGTACGTCTGCAATAAGTTCTTCGTTAGACTTTAAAAATAAAAGTTTAATAGTCATAAATCAATCATACCTCTTTCTATTCTAGCAACAAAAAAAGGAGGAGTCAACCTGGATTTTACCAGGTGCTCCTCGCGCCGACGATATTCAATTATATTTATAGATAATCTTTACGTTTGTGATGGTCGGGAACAATCTTCTTTAAGTTGACAG